CGGGCACGATCCCGCCCACCCACGTGGCGGGGTCGGACCAGATGCCGGTTTGTGCGGAAGTGATCGTCGCCATGATTACCTCACGCGAAGATGCGGTACACGACGCCCTGGTTATTGATGCCGACCTTGACGTACAGCTTGCTGGCGTCGTCGATTCGGATGACGAGCCCCTCGTAGTTGCTGGGCATGACGGGGATGTTCTGGTTGACCGAGTCGCCAACGAAACACGGCCGGGTGTTGAGCGGATTGCCATAGCTGTCCACGCGCGCACCGATCCAAACGAACCGGCACGGCGTGGCGGCGGCGACCAACGGTTGCGGCGTCGATGCGGAGGGAACCGTCTTCGTTCCACCGGCAATCGTCGCGCAGCCAGCGATGTCGAACAGCGGCGCGCCGTTCGCGCCGACCTCCACGTCCATCGAGTTGATCCAGCGTTTCGCCATCGATGAGTTCTCCTTACCCGGCAATCCAGGCGACGACGCCGGAGGCCAGCGCCGTGATGACCGCCCCGAGGATCAGCCAGGTCAGCTTGGCCTGGCGTTTGGCGTCCTGTTCCAGCCGGTCAAGCCGAACCGTAATCCCAGGCCTACCATTGCCGCGAACCGCCTCGTCGAGGCGATCCAGCTTGCGGTGGATGCTCTCAAAGTGGTTCTGGCACTGCTCGAATTGACCTGCACATTCGGTCATACGTCCGCTCCGATGTCCTTCGTGTGAATGCGGTAGGTTTGCCGGTACGGATCGCTCCAACGCCAGCAATTCTCGCCGCCCAGATTCATCACCTCGTACTTGCGCCCGTTGGCCGCGATCACGTCGCCGGGTTCGGGATCAAAACCCAACTCCTCGGCCAGGATCAGGAAGTCCCAAACGCCGGCGGTGATCGTCAGGCCCGACTCGTCAGCGATCTCCACGTCGGTCTTCCCGTAAGTCGCGCTGACGGTGGTGGCGTCGGGCGACCTTCCGGGGGCGCGGTATTCGACCGAGCTGGAGCAGTACGCCGTGCGTTGCTGCTCCAGCCACTGCGAGCCCTGACGGAGGAGGTCAGCCATCGACTACTGCTCCAGGCGGACCCGGACGGTCGCGTCGTCGTCACCGGCGGCGGCGACGGTCTTGCCGAGGTACTTGTTCGCACCGGTCTCGTCATCGGTCTTGGCGACGCCGTCGGCCACGTCCCAGTAGACCTTCGCGCCTGCGCCGATGGCCTCGCCGACGCCGGCGGTCTTGGGCAGATCGAACACGCCCGTCACCGCCAGAGCGCCCAGCGTGCCAGCCGGGATGTCCACCTTGGCGATGCCGATCAGTTCACCTTGCACGACCACATCGCCCGCCGCGATATCACTTCCGGGGGCGGGCGTGTAGTCGATTGCTTTGCCGTCATGAATGAATGTTGCAGTTGCCATCAGATTGTTCTCCTGTTGTTTACGGGTTACGGGCTACCAGCTACTGCCGTCACGCTTCGCCCTTGCACTTCAAAGCGCCACGATAATCTTGCTCTCGAACTCCAAAGTCGATGTAGCCCCGGAACTGGATGCCCAGCGTGTTGAAGTCCGCGTCGGTCTTCTCCACGGTCGGCCGGTCCACGCCGTTGAGGAACGCGATCTCGATGGCCGGCAGCCGGTTCGGATCGGCCAGCAGGTACCATGCCTTGCTGCTCGCGCCGGTGAAGCTGGCGTTGGACAGGTAGACCGAGCTGACCACGTCGAACTTGCCGACGTGCGGGTTGGTCGCAGGCTTGGCCTTGTTGGCGGTGGTGGTCTCGTTCAGCTGGACGCTCTTCATGAGCATCTCTGCCGGGACCTTCAGCGCCGTGGGAACCAGCAGAATCGAAGCGGGCATACCCAGCGGCTTGCCGTTGGGCTTGGTCTGCTGGCCGAAGAGGACCTCGGCATCGGTCAGCCCATCGACGCTCAGCGCGGTATCCGTACCGGCGACGTAGTTGGCGTGGTCGGCATGGAAGAACGTCTTGCCGTCGGCCTGGACAGGATTGGAAAGCCACAGGCCCCACACGGCGTCGGCGATGGCCTCGGCCGCTCCCATGCCGATCTGACGCGGGATGTCGGTGAACGCGCCCATGTCGTCGTTGATGATCATCTGGCGCGTCAGGGCGAACATGATCCCGTGGGTATCGGCCTTCTGGCCGAACTTCATCTCATCGAGCTTGCCGTGCTTGAGCTCGCCGTCGGGGCCGACCTGCTGGAACTGGAAGCTGCCGGTCATCCGGTAGCGCGTGTGCTCCTTGAAGTCGTTGACCGACGCGATCTTGGCGATACGCCGCCAGGCGTCCTCGATGTAGTTGTACCCCTCCAGCAGCATCTTGTTGGCGATGTTGGAGAGGATGCCGGGCAGGCTCGTGGTGCTGAATGCTGCCTGCAGCCAGCCGGATGCGTCGCGCCGGAAGCGCGGCAGTTGCAGCCCCGAGGCCAGCTCACAGAACTCCTGGACGCCCACGCCGCGCAGCTTGTCGGCGGCCTCCAGGATCGGCTCGGCGTAGATCGCCTCGATCCGCGAGTTGGGCAGGCCCGACGCCATCAGCGCCACGGCCTCGAAGACCTGTGGGCTGCAATTGCGGGGCTGCGACGACACGGTTGGCACCTGCGGCCGCGAGGCGCGCAGGACGTGCAGTTCGGTCTTGCTCTCGTCCCAACCTTCCTCGATGGCCTTGGCCTCGATGTCCGGATGCTTGCCGTCGCAGACCTTGCGAATCGCCTCGACGCGCCGCGTCTCGGCAGCCATGCGCTGACGCATCTGCGTTACAGGGTCAGCGTCTGAGGCGGACGCATTGACAGTGCCGGCAGTCGCGGGCGCATGGGTCGCCTGCGGCTTCGGTTCCTGCACCGGTGGGGTTTCCGGGTTGGCCGTCCGGGGCGTCTCTTTCGGCGTGTCGGTTGCGGTGTCGGCGCTTCCGGTGTTGCCATCGGTTTGCCCCGCATCCTGCTGGGCTGCTTGCCCCGAGCTCTGTCGAGGGGTATCCTCGGTGACGGTGGTCGCGTTCTTGTCTTCCATAACTGCTTGCTCCTTGTTCTGGGCCGCGATACGCGCCGACGTGGCCGTATCCGCTCCGCTATCGACGAACGAGATTTCCTTGAGAATGGCCTTGCGGACCACGTGCAGCGGCCCGTCGAAGGTCCTTCCGTTGACTGTTACCTGCTGACCGTTGGGGATGAACTCAGCGTCCACGACGGCAGCGCCGATGCTGGCCTGCCAGGGGAAGCCGTTCACGCCGCTCTTGGCCACGTCCCGCGCCCACGAGGTGTCGCGGCTGACGAGGCCCTCGGCGATGACCTGGCCGTTTTCGATCACCACGCGCTGCGTGTGTCCCACGCCCTGGCGTGGGTTGTGATCCAGGCGGACGGGGATGTCCTGACGGTCGATGGCCAGGCCCTCCAGGTCGACCACAACTGGGTGCGGGAATCCGGCGATCCGCATCACGCCGCCGGTGTAGGCGACCATGCGGAAGCGCGGCATCTTCTTCTCCGCGTCATCCGCCGCCTCAACGGTCAGTGGGCAGCGGAAGGTGAGATAGTCAGGCTGCTTGGTCTTGCTCGACATCCGTGTCGGTCTCCTCGTCTTCTTGCCCTGAGCTTGTCGAAGGAGCGTCATCCGTGGGTTCGGGCCCTGCCTGCGTCGCGGTCGGTTCGACTGCGCTCGCCGCAGGCAAGCCGAGTTCGGCCATCAACGCCTGCTCCTTGGCGCGTTGGCGAAGTTCGGTCTCCCAGTCCTTGCCCTGGCGGGCGTACTCTGCCGCCAGCGTGGTGGTGTTGCTGGTCAGGCGCGTCGCCTGGGCGTTGGCCTCCTTGGCCGGATCGACGTGCTCGGTGCCGTCGAAGAACCACTGGTGAGCCGCGTCCATCGTGCGAAGGAAGGCGAAGTCGCTGAGGAGTTCCGCTTCATCGATCCAGGCCGCGAAGATCGGGTCGAGTACCGCCTCGGCCAGGTGCGACTGCTCCACGCGGATGGACTTGTAGTATGTCTGGTGGTCCAGTCGCCCCGAGGCGTAGTTGTAGCCCGAGGAATTGCAGGCGGCGATGTTGTAGGGCAGGTTCAGGCAACGGGCGATCTCATTGAGAATCTCCCGCTTGAACTCGGCGTAACTGGTCGCCGGCTGTTGGGCCTCGATCTGACCCAACCGCCAGCCGTCGGGCAGCACGGTGGCCATGCGCTTCTCCAGCTCGACCACGTCCATGGGTTCGAGCGCCTGCGCTTCACCGTTGGCCGGAGCGTCGGTGAACAGCACAGCCGCGAAGTCCGCCGCCGTCTCAGCTGCCGCGATCACCGCCAGCGTGTAACGCCGCAGTTGGGCGAACAGCGGCAGCGCGGGCGTAATCTCCGGGATGCCGCGATGCTGGCCGGGCCGATCGGTGCGGAACCAGTGCACCACCGCGTCGGCGGGCACCAGGTCGAACTGGGGCTTCCAAGCCGTCAGGTCGCCCGGATGCTGACGCTGGATTGTGTACGTCTGCGGGTTGCCCCAGGCGTCGAGCGTGATGCCGTCGACGTCGTTGGCGACCGGCAGCAGCGCCATGAGCGGCGAGGCCACGCGGTCGGCTTCGACGAGTTGCACGTCGAGCTTGACCGGCGAGTCGATCATCGGATTGGCCGTCAGCACCGCGAAGGTCTCGCCGTCGGTGCTCTTGGCCATCCGCATGGTGCGGAGCTTTTCGGCCAGGTTGACCGCCTCGGACCATTCGGCGAAGGCCGTCTCGACCTGGCGGTTGATCTGGCCGTCATCGGCCAGCAACTGCAAACGCGGCCCGGTGCCGATGCAGTCGTTGGCCAGCGTCAGCACGATGCCCTTGGCATAGGAGTTGTTTGCTACCTCGTAGCGGCTGCGCTGCCGCAGCTTGCGGCGAACGTCGGCCGAAGCCGCACCGTCGGCCGAAAGCGCGTCGGCCATCGCCCAGTGCCGGGCGTTCTCGGCGGTGGTCTGCGCCGCGTCGAAACGCGCTCGGACCACGGCCGGGATGGACCGTTTCTTGAAAGAGGCCTTCCTGTTCTTGCCGAAGGGCCACATCAGACGGTCCCCCCCGGCGATATCTTCGCGAGCTTGACCCCCAGCCCCTTGGCCCGACTGGCCTTCTTCGACTCCAGATACTTGTCGGCCGCGATCTGCTCGGACAGCTTGTGCTGTTCGACGCTGCCGGAGTCGCCGGAGGCCTTGGCAGGGCCTTCGGCATTGGTCTTGATCGAGTTGTCGATTGTGTCGGTCACGGGCTCTGCTCCGGGTTCATCTTGTGTGCCCGTAGTGCTTATTGCCGCAGAGCCGCAAAACTTCGCGCCCAATCGAGACGGAAACGAAGATCGTGCCAGATATGGTATATCAGACGATTTTCTCGCGTGTGGTGATCGCCTGGCCGCAGTTCCGGCAGCGTTTGCGGCGGACGATCCCGTCGTTGCGCCGGCGCGTGTAGACGGTGTGAAAGTGCCGACAACCGCAGTGACGGCAGACCAGACCTACGTGTGGCGTTGAGGATGGCTTGGGCGCTGTGGTCTGGTCCATAGTCACCGGCTCCGCTGCAACTGCGAGAGTTTAATGCGCTTCCGGGGCCGCGATGCGCCGTCCGCCACGCCAGGCAGGGAAGCGCCTTGGATCGACGCCGCCACGGCGCAGCCGA